TCTAGCAGGTTAGAGAGTTCCTGTTTAGTTGCCTCTAGGCCATTTATTTGTCCTATTATATACTTATAATTTTCCATACTGTCAATACTTCCTGATGTTACGGTAACAGACAAAGCTTGAAGTCTAGTGTTTATAAATTTAATTAATCTTGTTATTACGGTTTCTAATTGCATTATCTTTCTCCTAGTTTTTGTTTAAATTTATGCACACGATTACGTGCATTTCTTTCCATTTTTTTATCTTTCTTTTTTAATGCTGCACCCACATCTCTTCTTGCAGACATTAATCCTTTTACAAGTTTTTTCTTATATGGACCTTCTTTTAGATCGGACACTCTATAAGATTTACCATTAAACTTTTTTCGTTTTTCTGATAGCATCTTTTCCTTTCTTAAATATAGAAGCCACTTTTGACTTGCCCATTACTTTTGCTCTTTGCTCCCCTACCGTGAGAATCTGAATTTTCCTCGCAAACGTCTTATTAATCTTTTTAACCTTCGCGACCGTCCTGCGAGCATCACTCGGAGTCGCAAATTTAATTCCGACAGTGTCTTTCGGATTTTCATCAGTATATAACCTACGTCCATATTTTTTACCTGGATGTTTACCAGTTCCTTTTTTGGGTTCTCTGTTTTTTCTCATTTAACATTTCCATCTTCTACGAGCCTGTCTTAGTCTTGAATTAGGATCTTTCGCAGCCTTTGGAAATTTTTTCATTTGTCCCGCACTTCTAGCGCAGAATGATTTACGTCTTTTGGCAGCTTTTGATCCTGGTTTGACTTTGCCAGTGACCGCTGTTTTTAGTTTGGAGCCGGGATTTAATCTTCGGTATGCTTTGACACCGGCTCGTGTCATACCTGCTCCAGCCTTTGTAGGCCTGAAGTTTTTTTTATTTCTAGCTGGCATAGTGCCTTTTGAATAATCTTTTCTCATTACATCATTCCCATTCTCTGTCTTTTCATCATGAAACCACCACCCATTGCTTTTTTTCTTTTTGCAAATGTTGGAACGTTTGTAGGTTTACCACCTACACCTTGTGGTTTACTTCTCTTTCTTGCAACAGCAGAACGCCTTTGCGATTCTGTCATTCGGGCTGCTTTTGCAGCAGGCACGCATTTGGGGTATTTTCTTTTTGATCCACTTGCAGATTTTCTTCCACATTTATTAAAGCCTCCACCTTTTTTCTTAGAACCTATGTCGACCCAATCTTGCTTGAACCATTCTTTTAAACCAGCCATGGCATTAAGAATTCTTTCCGATAGCTTCTCTATTTTGTCCTTTTATAGCTATCTTGCAAACTCTACCGCCTTTGCCTAAACCCTGTCGTCTTAATTTTTCAGCTGCTTCTGCAACTCCACCACCTGCTTTATAAATTCTACCACCCATAGCTTTACCTGCAGGTTTAGGTCCTTTAAAATCTTTTCTCTTTACACCAGATGGATCTTTGATTTTACCGGCACAGATTTTGCTGGCGTATGCGTTCGCGTATGCACTGGGATATACCTTGAATTTTCTTTTTGCTGCGGCTTTACCTCTAGGACATAGTTTGGTCATTATCTTTTTCTCGCTGTTTGTTTTGCTCTTGCAAAGTTTGCTGCAGTCGGTGCACCTTTCGCACCTTTTTTACGCATTTTACCACCACGTTTTCTTTTAGCGTGGATGTTTGCGTATAAACCTGGACGAGCCATTACTTAACTTTGCCGCCTTTTTTCATAAATCCCATTTTGTTTCTAACTCTAGTTGGTAACTTAGCTAGACCTGGATTTTTTTTAGAATCAACTTTTTTCAGATTTTTCTTTTTATTTCCAAAAGCTTTTTTTATTTTTTTGACGTCACCACCTACTTTCATCATAGGTTTTTTCATCATCATTCCGCCACCCATTTTACCAGTTCTACCACCAGCTTTGAATGCAGGAACTTGTTTATTAAATCTTTTATTTGGCATTATTTTTTTCCTCCGTTTCTAAATATTTGTGTACCCTTTATACCATATATGCTCGCGACTACAAGTATCCAGAGGTTTGTGAACCATGACGGAAGCTGCGAGAACATCTCGAAGAATAATTTTACCTTGTCCATTGCAGCTGGATCATCCGATACGACTGCCCAGGCTAAAATAGCCACGGGCAAACTAAGAATTATTAAAACTGCCTCGTCTTTCCAGTCTGATTGTCGTGCTTCTAGCAATTTACCCTGGTATTGTTCTTCACCACGGGCCATTTTTTCTGCATGCATTAGTTGTGCATCAGACATTGCCATCTTCGTTCTCTGCTTGTTAGCGTAAATCTTACTTCCTGCAGAAACGGCTAACTTTATCGCCGATAACCACATAATTAGTACGCTTTAGAGTTTCTTTTTTTCTCTGCTAACATTCTTTTCTGACCACCAACTGGCATTTCAGGTTTTCCTGTAGCAATATAGTTAAAAGATTGGTCAGCAGTAGTTTTAGATCTAGGATCTACTTCAATACTTTGCTCTGCAACCTTAACTTCTTGTATTTTGTCTAGTTTTTGCATTTATGCTCCTTTTTTGACTCCCTTTATAACACCTTTGTTCTTAGATGCATAGAATATCTTTTCACCCTTCTTTTTACCATACTGTTTTTTCATGGATTTCATAATTTTTTTACCTTTTTTGTTTAATGGCATTAATTATCCTCCGTAATTATTGCTGCTTGTTGCACGCCAGTCTTTGCAAGGCTAACTCCAGCACGTAATTTAGCTAATTCTTCGTTTTGATCCATTTTATCCTCTGCTAATTCTCTAGCTTGCATTAATTTTGCTCTATTTAAGTCTTGATTTGCTTGATCTGCATCTTTTTTACGTTGATTTTCCATTGCTCGAAGGTCAACTTCACGTGATTTTAGTTTTAAAAGTGGATCTGCATCAAATTGTGACGTAATTTCTTTTTCTTCTTTAGCAAAATCAGCTGTCAACTCTGCAATTAACACAGATTTTCTTGCTTCCATGTCTTGAGAAATTTTTTGTAGCTGTTGTGCAGCCGCTGGATTTTGTTGTGCCATCATTTGCATTTGTTGTGCTTGTGCCAAGACATCTGCAAACTCTAATTCTACCTGTTCTTGTGCCATTAAACTTATATGTTCAAGAATATTTTTTTGAATCGCAGCCATAACAGGTGGATTGTTTCTTACAATGTTAGTTGACATAAAATTTAAGTGAGCTGTAACGTGTGCTCTGTGATCTTGACCACGAAAAGCTTGAAAAGGTTTCATACCTAAAGCGTTAATATGTTCTAACGCTGGGTCCATTGGCTGCATTGGAGCAGGTGGTGGTAAAATTGCATCAATATCTTTTATACCAAGTGCTTCATACATTTTTCTATAAGCAAAATACAAGTTGTGTATTTGTGGATTTGATGTTGCAAGTTGTAACTCTGTTTGTGCTATTGTAATTCTTTGTGCCATTGAAAAAATATTTGGATCAGCAACAGGTAAAATATCTACTCTTTCATCAAAATCCATTTGTTTAATTTCTCTTTGACCACCAACAACATCGTATGGATAAACTGGTGGTAAATAAGTTTTAAATACTTTTGCTAATAATTTAAATTCCGTTCTCATTGCAGAGTATAATCTTTTGTGAATAGCTGACATAACTCTTGAACCACGTTCTAATAACGCAACTGTTGTTCCGACAGCAGCAGCTTGATTACCATCTCCTACTTGCATATCAGCGATAGCTGCAAATCTTTGTCCCGCACCAACTACAACACCCATTAATTGTAATAATGTTGGCGAAGGTTCTTTGTATGGTAAAGGCATAAACGCATCTCTAAGATTACCACCTGGTGCATCCACATCTCTAAACTCACCTGGTTGTAACGGTGATGCTTCATCTCTAACTCTGATACCTCTTTGTTTAAATCCTGCAGGTAGATTAGATAAAGTTCCTGCATCTAATAATTGACGGAGAGCAGCCGTTGCGGTCCTGCTCAATCCGCCAATCATGTGAATTAATCCAAAGCCATAAAACCCTAAGCCCGGTAAGAATTTAAAGTGAACGAAATAGTGGATTTTATTTCTCTTTGGATCTGTTGGTTCGTAGTTACGTCTAATAGATAAAACTTTTTGACTAGCCTCCTCTACTGTAACTATATAAGGCAGTTTAATTCCTGTTGGATTTAATTCATCATCTTTATCTTCAAAGCCCTCTAAATCTAAATTAACATGACACTCTAACAAAGTATAAATGTCTTCTTGTTTTCCAGTTTTTTTAGTTCCAGAAAGTTCTCTTTCTTTTTTAGTTAACTCGTCGTTTTGATTTACACCTGGTGGACCAAGATCTACATCAGAGTAGAAACCACCCACCTGTTGTTTTCGTAAATCATTTTCAGAAATTTTTATTGTATGGATAATTGATTCCGCATCGTCTAATGAGGTAGCCGTATACGGAACAATTAAATCCTCGGCAGGTATAAATTTACTTACCGCTCTTCCCAACAAATCATCATAATAAACTTTTTTAAATGTAGAACCAGCAAGTGGTAGATGAAATAACATTTGATCAAACTCTGGTTCATACTCTTCCATCTTTTCCATCAACTCATAGTTCATGTAATCTTTTACACGTTGTGACTGAGCTTCTTTTGCAGGATCCGTTCTACCTACAATCTGTGTTCTAACTGGTCCTTCTGATGGTAATAATTCTTTGTAAGCACCAGCTTGAAACTGTGTTACAGCTTCTGCAAGAACAGGGTGAGTTGCACCAGATGCTCCTTGAAAAGGTTCCGTCCTATTTTCATATTTGAATCCTAATAAATCTAAACCTTGTATGTAAGATTGTTCCCAATCTTTTCTTGATGTTTTGTATTCTTTGTAATTACCAACTAGTTCTAGTCCAATTGGTTTTAAAACTTCTTCTGGTAATAATTCTGCTAAATTATCAAAGTGTCCTGGTTGACCTTCTATGTTTACTTTGCTTGGATCAAAGTTTACTTCAACGCTACCATCTTCGTTTGGTGTGACCTCGACCCCAGGGTCTTGAGCCTCTATGGCTTTCTCCTGTTCGATTTCTATTTCTTCTTGAGGATCAACCTCTATTGATGTTTTTACGTTTGGTAACGACTTGTCTATATCTGCCATTTATATTCTCCGGGTTTACTATCTTAACCTGTTTTAAGGGAACATTCAACCCTTGTGGGTTAGGTCCTCTTTTAGGTGGTATTGTTCTAGTTAGTTTTTTAATCATTTATCTCTGTTTCTTTTTATCATGTCTATAAATGTATATGCATCACTCTCATCTATAGGATTTTGTGTTCCAGGCCCTGTGCCTTCATCTAACTCTATATCGTTATAATATCTAAAATTTTCTGCTGCATCTTTCTTTTGTTTTTTAGTTAGACCTAATCCTAAATCCTCTAATGCCTCGACCACAGCGTCTGCTTCTTCCTTAATGTTTAAATTTATAGCAGAGTCAAAACTTGTGTCTTCAGGTCCCATGCTTTCAACATCAACTGTCTTATACTCGAACTCTGGCGCCTCAACCTCTACATCATATTTTTCTACCGATCGTGGAATCTCCGGATCAGACAAGAAATTTTGTTTTCCTGATAAACCAGGTTTATAAGTTATAGTGACTGGTAATTCTGTATCATAATAATCTGTTGTCCAGTCTAATGTAATTTCACCAGTTCTATCATTTTTACTCATTAACACTCTTTTTGGACCTAATTTTGTATTAAGAGTTATTTCAAAAAAATCTGGCTCTATGCCTTTTATATCTCCTCTAGATTTTAAAAGACCTTTTCTTTCAATAACATATACTGCCTCTTTAAACCACGCTGGCATACCTTCAACCGAATCATCCATAATAGGTGCTGCTCTTACAACTTTTGTCGCTTTTGGTGCTACGTCCATAAGGCCAAGCATCTTAGCCATAACAACCGTTGCGCTTGCACCTGTCATTTGTAAAAATTCTCTTCGACTCATACCTCTGTCACTTAAAACTTTATCAACTTCTTCTTCTAATATTTTTTGTGTGGCTTTATCATTTGGTAGATTTCTAGCTTTTGCAAATGAGTTTAACAATTTAAGACCAGGAAATATTGGAGCAGTAACTTCGGCACCTAGACCAACTGTATCTGCAAAAACTTTTGGACCAGCAGTTGATCCTCTTTCAATTTGTTTTTCTTCTTCTTTTTCTATTAGTTTATCAAGACCAACAAATTTTTCTGTTGCTGTCGGTGTTATATTTTTTAAAAACTCTGAAAATATTCCTGTGCCTTCAATGTTAGACGGAACAACATCTGTGTAGTCTTGAACGTAATTATTTTTATTTGAACCTGTAATTTTAAAAGGACCTTTCTGTATTGCATCAGCCACTAATTTTCCTGTTGCTGGCAAAACTCTTACGGCAAACTCTCCAATACGTAAACCTGATCGAGCTAACACGTCTGCGTAGTATGGATAATTTCTTGGATCAATGATGTCATTTAATACTTCGACAGGGTTCATAGTTTCTTTGTAAGTTTGCAGTTTTGGTAACTCTGCATCTTCGTTTGTAAAATAAAACTCTAATTCTTTTAAAAAATTATCATCGGCTCCCGCTGCACCACCATTGCTAAATCCTGCACGACCACCATGTGCCATAAAATCTTGTAACGTTTCATCTGGTGTGACTAAAGATTTTATTATTGGAGATAGTTCTGTTTTGTCCTCTTCAAGATTATCTAGCACAGAAAGATCAACACCTTTCTCATCCATAAATTTATTTCTAGCTGCTTCTATCTCTGCTTTCGATGCAGGCATATCTATATCATCAACCATGCTTAAATTTGGTCGAACAGTCTGATCAAATTCTAATTGTGCTTTTCTAGCTTCTAAAACTTCTTCGGGAGTTTGTTCTAAAACTCTATCTTTGTAATCTTTTCCAAGAGTAACTTCGTATGGCATTTCAAATTTTGCATCTTTTCCTCTTGCTTTGTCTACAGCAAAATCAAAACCACCTTTTGCTAGTGCAGGTAAGTTAGCTACACCATCAATAAATCTTCTTACAACATAGTTAGTTGCTTGTTTACCAGATAGTCCTTCTCTAAATGCTTCACCTGCATCAAGCGCCGCAAACACAGGCTCTGCAGCAACAGTAGCTTTACCCAAAACTTTTAAAGTTTTGCCAGCTACATTTTTAACTTGTTCAACAGGTATTTTAAGATCGTTTGCTATCGTAGATAGTATATCATCAATAGGTATACCAGAATTTATTTTATTGGTTAAAATTTGTTTTTTGGAATTTAAATAAGTGCCAATACTTTCCATTCCTATTTTTATTGGAGAACGTAATTTTCTACCGTCTGGATATCTATCACTTGGAACTAAAATTTGTTTAAATAATTTTAATTCATCATTTTTAAGTTGATCAATTGTTTTATCAAAATTATATCCTATTGTTTTTTTTATTTGTTCAACATTTTTTTTAGTGTAAATTTTTTTCTTTTTGGGTGTTAAAAAAGTTTTTTGTAAAATTTTTTCATCAACTATTCCAGCAGCTTGATTAATTCTTCTAGGTATAATTCTTATAAATTTAAAAGGTTCTTTCACAACTGATTTGCCGTGATCAATTTCATATGGAGGTTTTACATAACTGTAACCCGCTCCTACATTGTATGCATCTTTTGCTAAATCTATAAATTTTATTTTTTTATTTGTTCTAGGATCTATTACTTCTGTATTAAATAATTGATCTCTAAGATCAAACATTTTATAAATTTCATCAAAAACTTTTAGTTTTCTGCCTTTAGTGCTCAGATCATCGAAAGAATATTTTTTACCTTTGTAAATAAACTCTGCATCTGTGTCTGTTATTAACTTACCTGTAGCATCTAAAGTGCCTGGTTTTTTTGTATAAGCTATTTTTTTTCCGCCTTGTTTAATGTGCCTGTCAACAGATTCTAATATAAATTTTTCAGGAGATTGGCTTATGTTTCTGTAATCAGTGGGTATAGGTCTGTTTTCAACCATGTTAAAAACATCTCCTATTGTATTATTATTTTTTAATAATCTTACCTTAGATGCAGGAATACCCAGTTTATTTATTACAGGAACTATCTCTTGATACTCTGGTATATCTTTTAATATTCGACCTAATTGAGCTTGATCAACTCCCAAAACTTTAGCCATATTTTTTCTAAAATCAAAAAATTTTGAAGCAGGAGCATTAAGATCACTCTGCATAAATTGCACATATTTTTTTACTTTGGTTGCTAAACTATCTAATTCTGGAATATCTAATTCTGCTTTCCATCTAGAATCAATTCTTTTATCTGCTCTTCTAGGAAGACCTGCTTGTTCTCTTAAATTTGCATTTTTTCTTGCATCAATAAATTTAAAATTATTATTTGCTTCCTCAACAAGTTCTTTATACTTTAACCATTTAGGGCGTTGTGGATTGTTTGGATCACTTATAGGAAGATATAAACCTTTATCACCACGTATTTGTGTGCCATTATCAAAACCAATTCTACCACCATCAGCTAGACTATCTTTAAACGCATTTTTAAACATCTCTCTTTCAATTGTTTTAGGTGGAGTAGGTATACCTTCTGTACCTTCTTGTATGGTACCTGGACCAAATCTTTCGTTGAGTTCTCGTAATACTTTTTCAAGATCAGAATCTAATACAGCAAACTTATTACCAAGACTCTTGTCTTCGTCATCAATCAACGTGTTATTTATCGGATCAAATACGTAAGCCAACGATGCCTCCTTCTGCGTTTAGTTCTTTGAATGGTAAGATCTTAGAATCAAACTTAGGTTTAGTTCTAACATACTCTCTAAAACTATCTGGGTCTAGTGTCTGTAATGCTTTTTCAAATCTATTTATATTTTCACCATGGTACACGATTCTATCCATTCTTATTTTTGGATTGTCTATGAACATGTAGTCTCGACTTTTTTCCGCAGTCGGATTTTTATAGGCAGTAAAAGCTTCCAACTCATCAGATAAGTTTTGTTGTATTTCTGTAGGTGTCATATATTCCAAAGCATCTTTAGGCCCATCTTTTTTTATTGGTTGTATGTTGTTTCTTTCAAGCCATTGAAAGATGTCTTCGTTGTCTGGATCAAAGTTATCTAACTTTTCAAATACGTCATTACCAAAATGTTTTCTCCAGATACGCACAGGATCCGGTGCAAAGAAATCAGCACCACCATAATGATGTGCACCCTTGACTAAGTTTTCATATATCTTATCGTCAAGTTTAATAATACCTTTGTCATGTAATTTGGATAAAAAGAAACTACCATAGCCTCTGTATATATCTGAGCCAGGTCTGTTATATCCCGGACCATCGTACAATCGTTTGAGTCGTAGTTGTTTTTCATCAGTAATTTTTTCTGATCTAAATCCTTTTTTAAGGTCGTCTATTGCTTTTTTTAATTTCTTTTGTGTATCTCTAAATTTTTCAAGCTGCGCTCCAAACGATAATTCGTCTATAGGTGTTTGATCTACTTGAGCAGCATAGATTTCCTCTGGTTTTTTACCTTCGCTAATGATGCCTTTTTCTAATTTATTTTTCTCTGCGGCTACTCTTCTGTACACACCAAGATTGTAGATGATATTATCCTTCTGTGTTTGTGATAATCTTATATCTGGATTGTCTTTTAAAAATTGTATGGTCTTGTTAAACTCACCTGCAAGTTCTTGTTCATAATCAAACATATATTGATATCTTCTGTCTCTACCAACGGTTTGTATAGAGAAAGGTTTAAATCGGCTAGCATCTGTTAATCTCGAGCCAACGACTACTAAATTTCCTCGCTGTTCTTTTGTTAAAGCTTTGCCTAAAAATTCTATGCCTTCTTGACTACTAGCAATACCCCCTTTTGGTCTAGGGCTTGCGTCGATCAGTTGTTGCAATAATTTTATTATATCATCCATTAATAATACACTCGCTTACGTTTTGCAGTTTCTTCATCAACATAGTCTTCTGGGTGTTGTAAGAAACCACCTTGTCTAAATCGCATGAGAGCTTGTGTTGTAGAATCGACAAGGTCATCATGATCGCCATAAGGAAATGCTGCACACTCCTCAATGACTTCATCCGCAAACTTTTGTTCCGGAGCCCATATCATACCAGATTCAAACAGAGGTGCAACCGAATTGACACGAGCATGCTTATCGTTGCCCTTGCTCGGTGTAAAGTTTGTGACCGGTATATTCATCTTTCTCAGCTCGTATGTGAGAGGTAAACCACTAGCTTTTGCCTCAACGATTACCGACTCAGGTTTCCAATATTCATATTGTTCAAGAGCCAAGCGCCTTAGCTCAGGAAACTCGTATCGTCCTTTAATAGCATCTAAAAGTATAAGATTGGCTCCTTCGTCTTCTGATGGATAAAAGACACCCCAAGTAGTAATCGCACTATAATCTGCTGTCTCTTTTTTTAAAAACGCTGTGTCGTAAGATTGTATGACGTGATGTAGTTGTGGTATTTCTTCATTGGTATATGTCCTCCACCACTCACGTTTTAATATTGCACCTTCTTCTGCTGTAGGGTTTTGCATCCACTGCGCATTCCATTTGCCCGTGGGCAGTGTTGCTTGGACCTTTTCTAATTCATCTAGTTTCCAATACTCAGGCCAAACTGGTTTTTGGTCCTTTGATCCGTGGTCCATGATTGCCGGAAACTCGACCACGTGCCACTGATCAGCTTTGGGTTCTGATTGGTTCTTGACCAACATACCTGTTAAATCTTTTGTTGTCCAACGAGTCATGACCAAAACGATCTTGCCGCCTGGTTGTAAACGCTGCCTCGGACCTGATGTATACCACTCGTAGGCTGACTCCATTGCTGTAGGAGATAGTGCATCTTGTTCAGAGTGTGGGTCATCGATAATCAATAAGTCCGCACCACGGCCCGTGATCGCACCCCCAACACCAGCAGCGAAGTATTCACCACCTTGTTCTGTTTCCCAACGTCCTGCTGCTTTAGAATCTTCTTGTAATCTTGTTTGAAAAATTTTTCCGTAATCTTCTCGATCGATTAGGTTCTTTGCTTTACGACCAAATCTTATAGCTAACTCTGCCGTGTGCGTTGCTTGTATAATCTTGAGCTTTGGATCACGGCCCACCATCCATGCTGGTAGCAAGTAAGATGCAAATTCAGATTTTGTATGTCTAGGAGGCATATTAATGATCAATCGGTTTATTTCACCCGTTGCAAGTTTATTAAATTTATCTGCAATATGTCTGTGATGGGACCCCTCT